GTTGGTGTTGAAGGTACATTTGATACTACTAACAATTTAAGAAAAGAAGGTAATAATGGTGCAATTGAAAACTTATCTGTAACAGCATCCTCTATTAATGTGATATATACTAATAAGCCTAGTTGGACTTCTACACTAGACGGAGGTACTTTCTAAGAATAAATTATGCAACAGAATAATAGTGACGTTGATGTGAACGTTCTTGTTGGATTATATCATAACAAACTTGCCCAATCATACAATCAAAATGTTCTTTTAGAAGCAAGGATCCAAACATTAAAACAAGATCATGAAAAAGAGAAAATGGATTTGTTACAGCAATTAGCAGATTTAAAAGAACAGTTTGAAAATGCTTCAGTATCTAATACTAAGAAACCAAAAACTACAGGAAATATAGCATCAAGATAACATGGCAAAACCATCAACTAGACAAGGATTGATTGATTACTGCTTAAGAAAGCTAGGTTCTCCTGTCTTAGAAATTAATGTCGATGACGATCAAATAGATGACTTAGTGGATGATGCTATACAACTTTTCAATGAACGTCATTTTGATGGTGTTGAGAGAATGTATCTTAAGTATAAACTTACTCAAGAAGATATTGATAGAGGAGCAGCAAAAAATAAAGATGGTGTCGGTATTGTAACTACAACTGCCACTTCTACAAGTGTAGCAGGTTATGGAACTACTACTAATAGTTGGTATGAGACATCCAATTTTCTACAAGTTCCAGATTCTGTAATTGGTGTAGAAAAAATATTTAAATTTGATACCAGTTCAATATCTGGTGGAATGTTTAGTATAAAGTATCAATTGTTTTTAAATGATCTTTATTACTTTAATTCCGTAGAATTGCTTCAGTATGCTATGGTTAAATCATATCTTGAGGATATTGATTTTCTATTAACAACTGATAAGCAAGTAAGGTTTAATAAGAGACAAGATAGATTATATTTGGATATAGATTGGGGTGCTGAAAGTGAAGGTAATTGGTTAGTTCTTGATTGTTATAGAGCATTAGATCCAAATTCATTTACTCAAGTATATAATGATCCTTTTCTTAAATTGTATCTCACTGCTCTTATAAAGAGACAGTGGGGACAGAATTTAATTAAATTTAAGGGAGTTAAGTTGCCAGGTGGAATTGAAATGAATGGTAGAGAAATTTATGATGATGCTGAAAGGGAAATTGAATCTCTTAGGGGAAGAATGACTTCTGAATATGAGTTACCACCATATGACTTTGTAGGATAATAAACATGGCATTAAATCCATTTTTTCTACAAGGATCTCGTTCTGAACAAAGATTAACACAAGATCTAATAAACGAACAATTGAGAATGTTTGGTGTTGATGTAACCTACATTCCTAGAAAATTTTTAGAAACAGATAATGTATTAAATGAAGTACAGTCATCAAAGTTTGATGATAATTTTGTTATTGAAGCGTATGTTAATACATATGAAGGATATTCTGGTGCTGGAGATATCCTTACTAAATTTGGAATGAGTATAAAGGATGAGGTCATTCTTACTATTTCAAAAGAAAGATTTGAAGATTTTATAGCACCTTTTATGGGGGCATTAAATGATGGCACAGATCAAAGTGAAATAGTATTAACCACAAGACCTAGAGAAGGTGATTTAATATTTTTCCCTTTAGGTGAAAGACTATTTGAAATTAAATTTGTAGAGCATGAAGATCCTTTTTATCAGTTAGGAAAGAATTACGTTTATCAGCTTAAATGCGAACTCTTTGAATATGAGGATGAGGTTATTGACACTTCAATTCAAGTAATTGATTCGCAGGTTAAAGATGATGGTTATATTAGTACATTACAATTAATTGGAGTGGGACAAACTGCTGAAGCAACTGCTTCGATTGCTAGTGGATTCATTAGTGAGATATATTTAAATAATGATGGTTCTGGATATACTTCACCACCAACAATTACATTTAGTGATTCTCCTGCTAATGATACTGCTAGGGCAATTGGTATATTAACTACAAGGGCAAGTGTAACATCTATTGAAAAGATATTATTCTTAAATCGTGGTTCTGGATATACTTCACCACCAACTATTACAATTAGTGGTGGAGGTGGAACTGGTGCTGCAGCAACTTGTGGTATTCATACTTCATCTAATGGTGTCGTGAGGGTAAATATGTTAGCAGGTGGATTTGGATATTCTACTATTCCAAATGTAACCATTGCCGATCCTGTAGGTGCTGGTATAACTGCTGTTGGAATAGCATCAATAGGTGTTAGTGGATCGAATAAGGTTGTTAAATTTATTCATGTTGATAATGCAGGTAATGGGTATACTTCAACACCAATTGTTACTGTAGCTGATCCAGATTCTATGTTGGGAATTGGAACATATCAATTTAATGAAATAGTTAAGGGTTCTAGATCTGGAACAGAAGCAAGAGTTAAAAATTGGGATGCTGATACTAATATACTTCAAGTTTCTAATGTAGGAATAGGATCAACTGTAGCAGGGTTCTTTAATGGTGAAGATATTATTGGTCAAACTTCTGGAGCTAGTTATAGTGTATCATTCTACAATTCTGATGATACTAATGATAAATATAACTCAGGTGATGAGTTTGAATACTTTGGTGACGAAATTTTAGACTTCACTGAGACAAATCCATTTGGAGTAGTTTGATATGTTAGGGACTTATTTTTATCACGAAATAATGAGAAAGACTGTTATATCTTTTGGTACAGTCTTCAATAATATTCATGTTCGTCATCAAGATAATACTGGTAAAGATATTGGGGAATTAAAAGTCCCTATTTCATATGGTCCTAGACAAAAGTTTTTAGCAAGAATTCAACAACAACCAGAACTTAATAAAGCAACTCAAATAACTTTACCTAGAATGTCATTTGAAGTTTCTACTATTGATTATGATGCTAGTAGAAAATCTGGAATAACACAAACATTTAAAGCACAAGATGGTAAGAAATTTAAAAAAGTTTTTATGCCAGTTCCATATAATTTGGGTTTTGAATTAAATATTATGACCAAGACACAAGATGATGCTTTACAAATAGTAGAACAGATCTTACCATTTTTTCAACCAGGATTCACATTAACTGTAGATTTAGTTAAATCTATTGGTGAAAAAAGAGACGTTCCTTTAATATTAAATAATATTTCATATCAAGATGATTATGAAGGAAATTTTGAAACTAGAAGAGCATTAATATATACTTTAAGCTTTACTGCTAAAACTTACATGTTTGGTCCTATTGCGGATAGCACAGATGGACTTATTCGTAAGGTTCAGGTTGATTACTATTCAGATACTAACACAAGAACTGCTAATCGTGAAATGCGGTATAGAGTAGAATCAACTGCTAAAAAAGATTACAATGATGACCAGGTTATTGATGCTGCTGACAACATGCTAATAGAACCAGGTGATGATTTCGGTTTTACCGAAAGTAGAGAATTCTTCGACAATTCTAAAAATTACAGTCCTACTCGCAAAATAGACATCTAATGGAAATTATTTCGGAGAAAAATAAATCTGGAGATAGTTCACTCCACGATTGGTTTAACAAATCTAAATCTTCTGATGGTAAGAAGGGTTGGGTTCAGTTGGGTGGTAAATATGCTGGTAAACCATGTGCCAAGCAACCAGGTCAAAAGACTAAACCTAAGTGTGGTTCTAGCAAGATGAAGCGAAATCTAAATAAGAAAGAGGAGGCAGCAGCTTTCAGACGTAAAAATAAAAAAGATCCTAACCCAAATCGTAAAGGAAAGGCAATTAACGTGAGAACCGAAGAAACTATCGATCAACTCTTTAGAAGAACTTTAGAGGAGAAAAAGGCACAGAAGTGTTGGAAAGGTTATGAGAAAAAGGGAACCAAAAAAATGTTTGGTAAAACCTATAATAATTGCGTTAAAAAAGAAGAAGTAGAACTTGTAAAAGAAGACAAAAAGAAGGGAAAGAAGGTAAAGAGAAAGGTTAAGTTCTGGTGGGATGATGACGGTGATGGTAAGGGGTATGAGAAACATGAAGTTAAAGAAGGTAAACAGAAAAAAAATTGTGGGTGTGGAAAAGATCCATGTGAGACCTATGGCATAAAAGAAGAGCACACTAAACAAGAAAATAAAAAAATAAAGAAAATTTCTAAAGAATTAAAGGGTGCTGTGGAGATGCATGGCAGACAGTCAAAAGAACTTGAAAAAATTGCCTCTAATATAGATGAAGGCAAAAAGGATGCTTGCTATAAGAAAGTAAAATCAAGGTATTCTGTTTGGCCAAGTGCATATGCTTCAGGTGCTCTCGTTAAGTGCCGTAAAGTAGGTGCTGCTAATTGGGGTAATAAGAGTAAGAAAGAAAGTTACTCTTGGAGAGATGAATTAGATTTTGTTCAAGAGGGTGCTGCTTGGACAAAAAAAGCAGGTAAAAACAAATCTGGTGGATTAAATGAAAAAGGAAGAAAGAGTTATGAAAGAGAGAATCCAGGCAGTGACCTTAAAGCTCCTTCAAAGAAAGTTGGGAACCCTCGTAGAAAGAGTTTTTG